CTTGCTGAATTCTGTCTCTCCATGCCTTTTAATGAACCACTGCAGATATGCATTATCTCCAAATGTTTCTCTCAGTTTTGAAGAGTTATCAATCACAACTCCACCCACATAAATATTTACTGTGAATATAGTTGCCACATCGCTGTTCTTGAATGTCGTGCCGTTTGATGACTCTATACACAACAATATAGAATCCTCACCTTTTGCACCTGTTATACATACTGGTGTACTGTATGTGACAGTATTGTTGATCGTCGTGGCTGTTCTCTGCCATATATAGAATCCTGGACGCCATGTCGGTGCAGTCTCTGACCACCCTGTTTCGGGAGGTGTAACTCCATCTGTTGAACTAGCATACTCGCAAACAAACTTCTTAACTGAACCCTGTGCTTCTTTAAGCGCTTCATCAGCCTTGTTCTCGACTCTTTCAAACGCTCTGATTTTCACTTCGCCTTTTTCATTCACGTATAGGCTAGGGTTGCTTATCTCCCCCTTATCGTCTCTTTCACCTATCTTAATAACACCGTTATCAAGGTTAAGTTCGAACATCTCTCCGGTTATAACGCCAGTCGTGATAGCATTCGCACTGAAATTCCCTTCCAGGTCAAATGCAATCTTTGTGAATGTTTTACCACCATCAACACTGTAGCCAAGACCACCACTAGAGAATTTCCACATCTTAGTATCATCACGTAGTGTCGGCGTGTTCATGATAGACCAGCCACTAGGCTGCCCTTCTTCGTTGAAGTCTACTCTGTAGTAGCCGCCATTATGCCCTAGAATGTTCTCACTGTTTGTCTTGAGTGCATTTGTGAGTGTGTTGTACAATCGCTTTACAACTAACTGCGTAGGCGAGTTTGATGTACTCATCACAACTTCACCGTTGGAACCTTTACAAGTGATGTTGTCTTTCATGCCTGTCAATGTGATTGTGTGTTCGCTTAAAATGACATTGTGAAATGTACCGTTGTTATCTTCTACTTTGATGATGTCACTTATCTGTAATGACGGATTCCCTCTCCATTCAACAGTCGATGGACTATAAGTTAATCCGTTTACTTTCTTATATATTCCATCGAGAATTTCCTGTGTCATGTATGGATTCTCAAATGATATGCCATAGCCGTTACCACTAATCAATCCATTGCAGGACACGCTTGTGATCTTCACATCATTGTCGGATGTTAACTTGAATCCACTCTGAAACTGATTATCCCATTTGACTTTAAAGCCACTGTCTTCAAACCAGTAACCAATCAATTTGTTGTTTTCATTCATGCGCCCATTCAATCCCATGAGTCCTAGGCAGTAGCCCATAAATGTTTTGCATGTAATGTTTTCCTGGTAGCCATCCAATGTAATGCTTGGAATATTGTCAATTGCAGATGTGATATTGCACTGTCTGCATATATCTTGTATTACATCTTCTAACAATGCTGGATATTTAATGCCTGGCTTGTATTCTGCGTTCATTCTATAGATGCTATCGTAGCCGCTGACAGTAACAATCTTACTGCCCATGCTGCTTTCTATCTCATCTATATAGAATGTTCCTTTATCCACAAACTCATATTCACCATTCACAAGCAGTCCACTTTGAATACTGAATATTCCGTTTTTTAAAGGGATTGTATCGTTGGGCATTTCGAACTCCACGACTGCCTTTGCACTGTTGAGTTCACCAATTGTGACTTTTTCATCAGAGTTCGCTATCTCATTCAGTGAAACAGAGATAACTTTATCATCATCCAATAAAGTATCTCCGTTGAATTTCACTCTTGCTTTAACGCTTCTAGAAGGACCAACTATAACATCTTGATATTGTCTGCTTGTGTTAATCATCATTGCCCCTCCTTCTGATTATTTCTCGATAAGGTTGAATGTTATATTATCCCATATCCATTCTTGACTTGCCCTATCATATTTGAATATCTGACAGTTTCTGTCACCGACATAAGCTGTCATCGTTCGTTTCCCAAGTTCCGGATCTAGGTATGTGACAGTGACGAATTCATCCTTAACGGCTTTCAACAGGCGTTCTGCTTTTGACTGCGGAATAGCAGCAAAGGTCAAGATGACTTTCTTCTTGACCCCCGCTCTATCTCGTAGCATGTCTCCGTTTTGGTTTCTTCCGCTTCCGTCCTCCCTGTCAACATCACTTAGCTGTACTTCGTATTTGCTAGGGAAACATCCATAGCCGTTTATAACTAAAATATAATCCATGTTGTCTCCCTCCTTTTAGAATAATAAAGGACTATGTCCTGTCTGCTTGACTTTGCCGTTATGGTATTCGATGACAGACTCACCGATTGCTTTGCCGTTTAGAACGTTCTGTACTGTGATTCTTGTAGTACCACCACCATTAGGACTATTCACGCCACTCATTGCGCTTCTTACGGCACTTGCGATACCTTGTACAATCTGGTCATTGTTTGCAACGGCAGTTCTGCGACCGATACGGCCGACTAATTCCGGACCAGCTTCTCGAGCAATGAACATCTGCCCACTATCCGGAAAACCACCTCGAGCAAATAGACCGATATCAAATCCGAAATCACCGATTCTGAATTTCTTCTTATCAGTTTTGAGGTTTAACTTCATGTCTTTAAAAGAAGGAATCGAACTCATGAATCGACTAAGAATGTTATTCGCAGATTTTGTATCTACTTTGAAATCTGCTTTGTGAGATTCGAATTTCTCTTTGCTCTGCTTTCCAACCTTGCTTGCTTCATTGCTGACCTTTGGACTTCCTTTGACTATTTCTTTGGCTAACTTATCAATATACTGCTGACCTTGCTCAGTACCATTCTTTTGCGCGTCTTTCAATTCTTTCTGATAGCGCTTCGCATCTTTGCTATCTTTATCGATGCCGTACTTATCGAGCATAACCAATAAGGTGTTGTTTTGAGTCTTTTTAACTGCCTTTATATCTTCTGACTGCTTCTTAAGGTTGTCATACTGCTTTTTTAACTCTTTCCTATCGGCTTGTGTTAATTCAGCACCTTTTGCTTTTGCAGTAGAAAGCATCTGCTCATAAGTCTTGCCTTGACTGAACGCTTTCTGAGCCAAGTCGCTAAGCAACTGAATTCTTGCCTGTTTGCTTGCTTCCTGTTCTGTCTTACTTAAGGTCTGCCATACTTTTCCGTTTTCATCGCACTTGGCGTTAAGGTCATTTAGACCGTTTGCTAAAGAACTGTATGTATATGTGCCATCTTTCGCTAACACTCCATATTGTTCGACAATGAATGCAGTAGAACTTTCGACAGTTCCATCAGCAGACTGTATTGCAGCGTTGTATTCGTTTAAGCCATCAGTGATACTTGTGACTTTGTCTTTAGCACTACCTACAGCTTTACCGTACTTTTCAGTTATTTCTAACTGCTTTCGATATTCCTCAGTTAAAGAAGCACTTGGTTGTTGTCCGCTTTCCCATGCTTCTTTGAGTTTTCCGAGAAGTTCTTTTTCTCTTTCTTTTGATTTATTGTACTTACTAGTTGCTTCAGTTAACTGTTCCTGTGCTTTGATTCTTTCTTTCTCTGCTTCAATGAACTTTTCACTGTACGCTTCGATAACAGCTTTTCGCTTAAGTGCTTCAATGTTTTCGTTGATTTTTTGCTTTTCTTCATCCCAGTTAGAAATAACACCATCATGAATTTCGATATTCGTTCCTAACTGATTGTTAAGTTGATCAACAAAGAATTGTGCCTGTTTTACAGTGCCTGTGATTTTGCCATTCGCATCTACGATACCATATAATCTGCTGGCGTAGTCCTGTGCAACAAGAGCATTTTGCTGACCTGCTTCTGCATTCTTTTTTGCTTCTGCATTGGCTTTTTTCCATTCTTGTGCTTGTTCCTTCAAGCCGTCAGAAAGTCTCTTGGCTGATGATAACGCTCTTTCCTGTGCATCAGAATTATCCTTGACTTTGCTTGTAAATATCGCTAATGCAGCGACTGCGATAGTTATAGCGCCAGCGACAGCCACTAATGGATTGGCTGCAAGGAACGCAAACGCACCACCTAACAACCCTGTTGCAGTTGTTGCTCCACCTTCTGCCACGGTCAATACACCGAGTTTAGTGCCTAATGCAGTAACAGCGGTACTAACTCCACTAAGTATACCGTTAGCATCATTTAATCCTTTGAAGCCAGTGACTAATGTATCGAGCGCCTTATGTGACTTAACAAAATCCTGTACCAAAAGTTCAAGTGCAGAAATTCCTTCTTCTTTGAATAGTTCAAATACTACCTTCAGTTTGCTTACGGTACTGTTTACATCGTTCAAGTCATTGATTACCTTACCCCACTTTATAGAAGCGATAAGCGTTGCTACAGTAGTGGTTAATGCTGCTAATAACGTTTTTGACTGACCGATAGCCTTCAATGCTTTTCCTAATGCACTGATGCCAACCAAAATAGTGTTCCCTACTAATTTTCCTAGGGCAACAGTTAATTTTTCTAGGAAAGTGATAAACGGTCTTAAATTCTTAAGAGCAGCACTGACTCCCTTTAAGGCATCTGCTAAAGCACTAACTCCTGTAGGAATAACTTTTTCAATACCCCATTTTGCTAATGGCAGCAGTACGTTTTTGAAAGCATCACTTAGATACTTTCCTACGATGTCTGAAAGTTCTTTAAAAGCCTTTGACAAACTATAAACGCTCTTTAACGCTGGCTTGAAATCAAGATAGAAAGCAAAATTACTCAACTGCTCACTAATGTCTTCAACGGAATGAAGTAAATTATTTGCAGCATCCCATAGATTCTGAATGATTTTTGTTCCTAGTCCGGCTTCATCCCATGCTTCTCTGAAACGCTTTGCTAGATATCCAACGAAGTCGCATAAGTTCTTAACGATTAGCAGAATTTCACTTACTGTCTTCTTGCCTGTGCCGTTCTGCCATACCTCTCCAAATGATCTGCCGATACTCTTTGTGAGTTCAGATAACTCATTTAAAGCAAACTTAAAACTGTCCATGACTTCTTTGCCGTACTTGTTCCAACTATCAGTAACGGGCTTAAATAGTTCCTTTAATCTCTTTTCTATTTCGTCTGTGTCTTTCTTTAAGCCTTTTAAGAAATCATATTGTGGCAAGTCGATATCACCGATACCAGCACCACCACCGATACCGCCACCGCCGGATCCACCACCGGAGCCGCCACTGTCGGAATCGTTCTTTGGACTGTTTAGAATGTTTAATTCATCAAATCCTAATGTCTGTAGTTCTTTCTTTAAGTCTTTTACTTTCTTGGTTGCTCCACCCACTGATGAGCCTGCATCCTTAGCACTGTCTGCCATGTCATCCATAGCACCAGAGCCTTTTTCCAAGCCGCTATAATCAATGGTTGGTAATTTAAATCCGAATAAGCCAGCCACAAAACTAGCAAACTTATTCAGAAGTTCAACCGCTACCTGTATATAAGGAATTACTGCCGTAGCAAATACGCTCGCAATATTACCGATTGCTCGTCTAAGCACCTTGAACTGCTGCGCCAAGATACGTACGGCATTACTAGGCGTATTGATTGTACGAGCCATATCATTAAATACATCTACTTTGCTGGCATTATTCATGATAGTGATGTATCTCATGATTGCCTGTGTGTTCTGATCCCAGGTACTTACGTTGCCTTGTAAGCCGTATTTAAGACCTGTCTGTTTGACCATTGCGACAGACACGTTGTTACCATATTCCTTCAAGCCTTTAATCTGTCCGGACATGGCACTCTGTATTTTATCGAAAGCAGTGCTTACATCTACGTTCATTAAGGAACTATAGTCATATGATAACTGTGTTAGGTTCTGCGACATTATCTGTGCTTTGTCACTTGCTACACCAAAGCCCTCAATCATCATATTAAGTGTGCCCTGGTACTCCATCCATTTGCCTGGATCGATGCCCATAGCATCACTGACTTTTTGAGCAAATGTGCTGGCACTTTGTGATGCACTGCCCATTGCGACATTGAACAGGTTTAACTGTTCTATGTATTCAGCACTTTCATCGTAAAAGAAACTGAATGCAGAACTTATTGCTAAGAAAGTGGATTTTACATTTCGTGCTCCACTTACCAAAGAACTGATTGCTGAGAACAGTCCACCTGTATGAGTCTTAGCGCCTCTAGATTTAGAATTGTAGGCATCTAAAGACTTGGATGCAGAGGCTACTGCACTCGGCATTTTATTAAACACATCAGACAACTGATTGCTGTTCTGTGCAAGTGGTGCCATGGCACTTGAAATCTGATTCATCTGCCCGCTGAACTTGCCTAAGTCTGCCTGGTCTAGTTTGCTGATGACTTTAGATATATCTGATAAACTGTCCAAAGTTTTACCAAGACCGCTTTTGCCGATTTTTTCTAAAGGTTTTAATGCTTCAGCGAGATTTTTAATTCCTTTAGAAAAAGCATCAACATTCTTGGTGTTTAAACCATTGACCACTTTGTCAAGTCTTGAAAGAGAGTTCAAGGTAGTTGCAATATTGCCGTCAATCTTGATACCTTGATTTAATCTTTGAAGTGCACCTGTCAACTTATCTATTGCGCTGACTGCTCCATCAACATCACTTTCGAATACTATCGATAATTTATCTATATCAGCCATATAGTCTTAAACCTCCTTCCTTAAAAAATAAGGCTCTCGGTTCGGCTCTAAACTTTATATAGATTAACGAAGTTTCGCATCCACGCTTCTGCCTGGACTTCTGCTTCTTTCTTTAATTCTTCTTCTTGCTTTGCCTCATCAAATTCATAAGGCTTATTAGTATAATTTTTACACTGTTCCCCTTCCTTACGGCACCATGTATTGAACACAATAGCCGACACGGCATCATAGATATACATTCCATTTATCCAAGCCATCTGATTATCATAATCAAACTTCATTTTCTTGGCTTTCTGATAATATACCGTAAGATATGGGTCACTACACCAATACTGTTCATAGGTCATCCCTAGTGCAAGATAATAGGGAAACCACTCATTCATTACTTTCCTATAATCATTCGTGGACGCATCGGCATCGCTTTCGCTTTCTATACTGTCCACTCGATTGCGTTTTTTTCTGGTTCTCCTAGGAATTCGATTGGTTCAGAGAACATTTCTACAAGCACTGCAAATAGATGCTCTTTATTGCCGAGATTCTTTAAAATCTTTTCTCTTGTATCGATATCTGTATCTTGATGATTCATTTCAAATGAATTAATGAATAATTCATAAATCGCATCAAGTGGGTTCTTAGCTGCTTCTTCAATTTCAAAGCCTTCTCCAACCATCTTACCGACAATTTCTCTTGTATAACCTAATTCATAATTCTTGCCTTCGTATGCAAACTTGATTGTTGTGCTATTTGTTTTTTCCATACTTGCTTATCTCCTCTATAAATTATTAAAAAAAGGCGCCGATTAAAGCGCCTCTAACTTATGCGTTATCAGTGCTTTTTGCTCCCCATTCAGGTGCTCCTGTAGGTGTGATATATAAGTTAGTTTCTAAGATACTGTTTACTTCGATTGCTGGTAAACCTGTCTTTGATGGCTGACCACTAAAGTAAACAGATTTTGCTAACTTAGGATGCTTGATTTCAAACCATGTAGACTTGCCTGTCTTTGCAGCTTCTTCGTACTTTCCAATTAAGGCATCCCAAACCGTAATAAGTTCCTCTGTTAGGTTTGCTGTGAATGCTAATGCTCCACCTAAGTCCTTTAAGCCTTCAATATAAGTCTTGTACTCTGTTTCCATTAGATCAGTCGATTCTAAAGTTTCCGGACTTGGATTTAGTTCCGGAACGGACTTAATGTCCGGAATTACAGTGTACCCACCAGTTGGTCTAGTACCTGCTGTCGCTTCAACGGCATATCCTACAGTTACGCCAGCTGTGTTGATTGCTACTCCCATATTTATCCTCCTTAATATTGTGTTTCATTTTCTTTCTTATATCTCATGATTCTTCTTGCTATAGTATCATCAGCGTTAACCATCGGCTGGTTAAGCATTCTGCAATAGCCATGAGTTTTCAATACATAGTCAATTACTAATGATATCGATTTGCATATTTCTTCTTTCTGCTCTTTATCATTAGAATAAATTTCAATGTACTGCGTAATATGAGCAACATTTTCCATCTCGTCAAATGTACTATATCGTTTGTTTACTACGTTGTTCTCTTGAATAATAGATACTGCCGGAAATCTAGGTGGTTCAGAAGATAACTGCTTTCCGATAATATAGATATCACGAAACTGTTTTCTAAGTTCATTTGCAATTTCAGCAAATAATCCATCTTCTTTGTCAATCACTGTTGAAACACCTTCTTTACAATATCAATAAGTTCTGCCCTCAAAGTCTCGTATGTGCCATGAGCGAACGGTCTAGATGGCATACCTTTTGTCCACTGCCATTCTCCTTCATCACGATAATACCACCCATCATCACCGTGATTATTGACATCATAGTGATACCCGATGGTATCGTGTGGATGCGGCGAACGTGAGCCAACGATTCCGGTTCCGAATTCTACAAATAAAGCGTGCTCAGATGCATTGTAAATAGTGACTGTTTTACCTGTGCATTCATATGACACACTATTAATTAAATCGTCCTTAGAATAAGGCATTGGATAGGAATCGATCTCTCTGACCATCACTTCAAAGCCATGCTCACCGAGTTCTTTCATGAGAACAGCCTGCTTATATTTCAGTGTTTTCTGATATTCCTTAAGACTAGAGATGGCTTGACTGATACTTTCATCGTTCAGCCTAACCTTTATATTCCTTGATTGCATATCTCTTCTCCCTCTTGCTTACTGCGACTTTTGTCACTACGTAATTGTGGGTCTCTGACGTATCGACGCCAATCCATAATCTAGAATATTCATCAATAGGACAGTTGGTATCTGTCGTAACCATCTCTCTGTCATAATCAGTATCTTTACCGAATACGTTATAATTCGAATCGCCTTTTGCTGCAGAAAGTGAAATTTTTAATTTTGTTGGCTCAGTATAGCCGCCTATTCTGTTGCCGTATTTATCCGTGGCACTATCCTTTTGGAACAATGCATAGTAGATTGTGAACTGATCTCTCTTGAAGTTTCTCATTTAGAATACCTTCGCTTTAGGAATAATTTCCCTTAAAAGTGCAGGTGAAACATCGGCGCTTGCCCATTGTCGTGTTACTGCATTTTCTGTATGAGTCAGTTCCCCTTCTGCACCGGATTTTGCAAATAATTCCACTGCAATTCTTATCTGCAGATCATTGTATCTATTTTCAAGAATATATTCTCCGTTGTCATCAACAGGAAAATCATGATAAGGATAGCGATTTGAGAGGATGATTAACTTAGCACTTTGCAGAAGAACTTCCAAATCATCGTTATCAACATCATCGTCTTTTAGTTTAATTTTTAGAATTTCTTCCTGTGTCATATTTATCATCCCCTTTCATATTCGCTATTCCACTTCTTTTGCGAACTCTTTTTCGATGAGTTCCATTGCTCTGATTTCTGTAACTTTAATCACATCCCCTACTTTACGTAGGGTCTTTTTATTTTTTGCGTCATAAAACGCTTTAATCACTTCTACTTTCTTCATTCTCTACCCCTTTCTATACTGTAGGAATTTCGTCTCCTGTTGCATGACCATCAGTTGCACTTTTAACAACCTTTACAATGTAGTTCTGATTTGTTAAGGCGAAAATACCATACTTTCTTAAGAAGACTGTATTTTCACGCTTGTTAGCATTTTCTGCTGAACGGCTTCCTCTAGTTGAAGATTCGGCTTCTGCACCCTTCTTGTTGAAGTAAGTGACTGCTTCTTTAGTTGCTACTGCAAACTGCCCTTTAGTTGCTAAAGCAGATGTGTAGATGTTTACACCAGCAACTGTTCCGATGTAGCCGCTACGTGCATATGCCTCAACGTACTTAAGTAATTCCCCTAAGTTCTTACGAATTTCTGCAACATCGTCCTTGTGAACTAATGCGAAAACGCCTAATCCTGTGATTTCAGTTGATTCACTGATTTTTAAGTCCTTGATAGATGCTACTGCATCAACGAAAGAGTTGAAATCGAACTTAGCAGTTTCTACCTTCTGAGTGGCTTTTGCAAATTCAGCAATAGCCTTCTTGTTGGCAGTGTTGAACATGTCAACTGCCTGGTGGTCTAAGCCTTTATCAACTACTAATGGGTCTTCCATTTCATCTTCATCATACCAATCGAATCTGTTCTGTAATGTCTCGATTGTGTATTCTGTTTCAGTGTAGCTGGCTGTGATTGACTTAGTGTTCCCTTCACCTTTTGCTACTGTTTCCGTACCATCAGTTGCTACATAAGTACGGATTTTTTTCTTCATGCCAGGTTCGCCTGTTAATGAGTTATCAACAGTACAGAACTGCATTAAGTCTAGATATGTCTGGTATTGGTCTTCAAACTTGTTTTCCAATACATAATTAGGATATGGTGTGTTTGCCATATATCTTATTCTCCTTTGCCGTAAATTGACTGATATTCACTAGGATTTTCTTCAGCGAACTTCATCTGTTCCCTTAATGACATTGTGCTTAACTTCTCTTTTGTCATGGTATCGTCGTGATTATCGTCTTGTCCTGGCGTTTTAGTATTGTTTAACGCCTCTGCTTTGTATTTCTTGTTTAATTCAGCATTAAAAATTTCCTGCTGCTTGAAAAATGATTTCATATCACCCTCGGCTAAAGCACTAGCCACTTTGTGCGCACTCTCCTCGTTATATCCCATAGATATGAATTTTTTCTCATTTTCCATGATTGATAGTTTTTTTGTGAGATCAGCGTTTTGACTGGCCAATTCATCTAACTGTCTCTGAGTTTCTTCTTTATTAATCTCTTCCTGTGATTTATTCGCATTGAGCTGCTTTCTATAATTAGCTGCTTCCTTTGCGTTTTTATCACTTTTATCTTTCATAGCGTTATATTCTCTGACTGATACAGTAGAATTGTCTGCTTCTAACATTTCGATTAAATCTTCGATTGTTGTGTCTTCAGTTAATCTAGCGCCTAAAATTTCTCTTACGTTCATTTTGGTTCTCCTTGCTCTTTAAAGTTTTTCTCTAACTATGTATGTGCTTTTTAAAGTTTTTCTCTAACTGTATATGTGCTCTTTAAAGTTTTTCTCTAACTCAAATATACTAACTCAAATATGCTAACCGGAATTTACAAATGACATCTGCATATTCTGGTCATCAGTTACTGTCGCTGGGTTATCTCCTTGGGGATTGCTTTGCAAATCCTTATCTTCACTATCGACAGTTGTTTTTAATTCAGTGTTGTATGCTGCGTCCAGGTACTCCCTGCTGTCCACATATACCTGCTGAGGGTCGCTGAATAAGTCAGCAGTCTGAATGGCAACTCTTGGATGGATGCCGAATGTCTTCATATTTAGAAGCCCCTGTGTCTTAACAAGCATGTTTGTGACCTTGTTTCTAGAGAACTTGATATCAATATCTCTTAGTTTGACTTCTTCCTTAACAACTGTATTGCTTCGGTCGAGAATGTTTTTAACGATAGCGAGGAACTTCTTTTCCCCTTCATCGAACATCTCTTCAAGTCGATAAGCATCTTCCTCTGCTTCCTGCCATCCACCACTCAGCATAGATGACTGCCCTGTTGTAGAACCACTCTGCGCTTCTCTAGAAGGCATAGCGCAGATCTGCAGTAACTGAGCATATAAGTAATCACTAAGACTCTGAATTTCATTCTGATTAAGTGATGTCTCAATAGTCTTTACAGATGCTGTAGTTCCGTTTCTGCTTGTTGTGGATAATGCACCATTCTCTCTAAGTTCGTCATAGTCTTCTTTATTCATGTCAACGTTATCGAACCAAATGAATGACTGTACATTCTGTGCCAATCCATTCAGTCTGTCACTTGTGCATGTGTTGATTGCATTTAACAGACCGATGGCTCTCTCGAAGCACCCCATCTTGTCATAATCCTGTCGATATTCAACAATAGGAATTGCTCCGATACCATTTACACTTTCTTCAACCTCGCCGACATGTGTATCTGTGAACTGAAACACCCTGTCGTTCGTGTAAGCCGTATAATGCGTTTCTTCTACAATCCCTTTATCGTTCATATCACGCCAGTATGTGACTGCAAGTAACGGATCGTGAAAAATGTCGGGACTGTAGATGATGAATGTGTTCATAGGATCCAGGTTGACAATTCTAAAAGGTGTATAAGCATTTTTGTCCTTCTGAGGAAAAACTCCTCTATATCCCACACCACATGTTAGAAATGTCTTTGCTAGTTCCTGGTCCTTTGTGTGCTTTCTTTCATCAAAGCACATGCTGTTTAGTTCACCGATGTACCCATCGTCCTCGTCTGATGTAGTTTCGCTCTTCAATTCCTGTTCAGCCTTCTGAACATATCTGATTGGCGAACCAAACACGAAAGCCGTCTTGAAATTAACAATCTGTGATGCGTGATTCTCTACTATCTTCTCATTAATTTCGGGCCTTACAGGCTTCTCTCTATCAAGGATGTCCTGCCTTCCCTTCTCGTACTCGATAAGGTACTTTATATCCTTGCGATTTAATTCGTGCGTCTGCATCGCATATGTGACTACTTTTTGAACATTATCTCTTGTGATTTCTGATTCGCTTGAATAGATTGTCTTTCTGCCTCTGCTAATCACCAGCGCTGCCTCCTTCCACACGAATTTCAATTTCTTTCTTGTCTACCTTGCACCAGAGATAAAGCGTGCCGCTTGTATCGTCGCTTACTCTGCCTAGTATCTTCTTTTTTCCTCTCTTCAAGCAGAGAGGACAATATATATTCTTTTTCATTGATTTCCTCCCTGTAATGAACAGATATGAGGGATGCCTTGTAGGTGACATAGGGGGTAGGCAAATGAATGCAGGCATCCCTAATATCATTGTATTTTGCAGAGAGAGAAACGGCGCCTTTTAGCACGGTCTTTTGAATATTTCTTTTATCGTTCCATAGCCTCCGTAAAGTCTGTCACACAACTGTGACAAGCTGTCGGGCGCATCATCATGCTCGTTCTTGCCGAGTATCTTGAATGAGAACAGGTTATTCATGAACATTGAATATTCTTTTGAACGTTTGCCCGGCTCAAGGAAATAGAACTCTCTAATATCGGGAGCATTCTGAAATATACGCACCTCTTTTGCCTTTGTTGTCGGCGCACTGTGTGATGTTATGACACATTTGTAGCCAAGTCGTTCGAGTTCCTTCTGTACATCTTCAGCATAGCCTTCACCACCATTATTCTTTTCGACATCGCAGTCCTGTACACCCCACGAAGCGATTTTCTTCGCCACTTCCGGCTGTGTTATTCTCTTATCGCCGTTATTGAACACAACATCTGGTATATATACCGTTCCATCTGCATACTGATAGGCTATTGGAGCGCTCACGTAGTCACCACCGCCCCAGGCAGTGTCTACCACGGTCAGTCTTCTGACTGGTTCCTCATTCGGCAGTATTCCGTTATAGAACTTCATATCTCCGCCGTTGAACAATGCACCTTCACGTTCTACAGGCTCTCCCTGGTACTGTGCGAACCAGGATGCCATGTCATCGTTTCTCTCGAATGACGCCCTTCTCTGCTGATAGTATTCAGTAGAGAATCCAACGCCATAGTCATAGTCGAAATTGGATTCATCATTCTCATTGAGTGCTGGCAGATTCACAATCTTATACTTTCTTGACTTGAAGTTCGGATCATTCAATATAAGGTCCTGTCTTAGACCAGCTGGGTCAACAAGCGACCATCTAGTACCTATCCACAACACCTTGCTTCCCTGTTTAGCACGTGTGATGAGGTTGTTATCCACTAGTTTCCATGTCTTGTACATACGCTCCGGATTGAGTGCTTCTTCGATACCGCCAATCAAGTCATCGCCGATAAGTACGCCGTTACAGTCACATGAACCGTTCAGTGTTCCATAGATAGAACGACATGTAAGTGTCGGATATCTCTTCTTTCGCTCCAAATCCAGTGTGTTCAGCCTAGAGTTCTGATTCACTATGACGGATGCTGGGAAAATCTCACTGTATGTATAGGTCATATTGTCATTGATGATTTCATTTATACCTTCATAGAACGAATGCGTGATTGTGTCAGAGAAACTGCTGTACAGATTCGTCTTTTCTGAATTGATTCCCATGAGCCATGTAAGAAAGAACATAATCAATGTTGTCTTGCCTACTCGTGGAGGCATCGAGATGAACAGTTCCTGTAGATTTCCGTCATGGAGGTCCTGCAGATCTTTTACTACGGTTTTCAGTATCTTCATTCGAGGGCGGTAGAACTGCTCATTGACAGGTCTGTTTATCTCGAGGTAAAGCATGTAGTCCTCAAATGAATAATGCGCCGTAAACAGGAATGTCTTCTTATACATCTGATACAGGTTGTATCGCTCTTCGATATCCTTGCTTCTGTTGCTGTTTGCTTCAGCAAGTCTGTGTCTTAAGTCCTTATTCAGATGCAGAAGCGTATCTTTGTCGTTTGTAGCATAGCAGTTCAGTACGATGTCATACTTGGCAGTAAGACTGTCAGTACTTTTGTACAGTTTCACTTTCTTCTTATCTATTGCCATATTTCCTCCTTCATTGCACAAAAAAAAGAGCCTACACCATATGTGGTGCATGGCTCTAGGCTCTATGCTTATAATACGTTGCTCTGCTCACATTGCACTGCTTGCAGGCATCTGTTATCGATACACCCTGTCTGACCAGGTCATCTACCTCTTCGATTGAGACGGTCGGTCTTCCAATGCTCTTTCCTCTCTTGCGTGCAGCTTTGAGACCTTCAACGGTTCTCTCCACCATCATGTCATGCTCCTGCTGAGCGAGTGATGAAAGCACCTCGAGGATTATGTTGTTTATCATCTCGATGATCCATTCCTGTCCGTCCAGTTCAATCATGGTTGTAGGCATATTAAGTATTCTTATTATAACACCCTTTTCCTGGAAAAACCTAATCTCGTCCTTTATGAGCTGCTTATTTCTTCCAAGTCTGTCGAGTGCGTGGATGTATAGTTCATCGCCTTTTTTTATCGTTTCCTTCAACTTGCAGTAGTTCGGTCTGTCGATTCTTGTGCCCGTGTACTTGTCACTGTAAATATAGTCTACATTGTATGAGCGCAAGCTGTCTATCTGTCTATCCAATGACTGCTTTCCTGTGCTCACACGTGCGTAGCCGTACTTCATCGCTTGAATCTTCCTCTGTTATCTTTTCTGTCTGGCACTTCATCTAGTACGACTGTTCTTTCTGCTCTGTCATTACCGCCTCGGGGTCTGATTATGATATCGTAGTCGAGTTCGTTGCATATATTGATTAGGATGCTGACCTTTGTGTCGCTCCTATTCATAATATTTCCAATGCTCGATGCTCGCTCATACCCTAACCTTTCTGCAAGTCTTGAATAAGAACTATTGCTATCAGCAATTAATTTTTTTAAGCATTCTGTCAAGTTCATAATATCTACCTCCTGTGCATAGTATATCATTGCTCTCAGCATGTGTCAACACTATTTAGTGTATTGCCTTAAAATTAGGCCGTCGGTGGTAGCGGGGTTGAGCAGTATTGGTAAAACCATCAAAAAAAATGGGGAGGGCGGGGGTATTAAAAAAATCATGTCTGAAAAACGAACGATTAAAAGACATTGAAATATTTACACTAATAAATGAAAATAAAGTATTGACTTTTACACTTAATAATGTATAATACAAGTGTATTCATTATTTAATGTAATGAATAAAGATAGTTCATTGACAATTGAATACGTGAAAATCTCAAAAGGAAAAGAGAAACGTATATATACATATTGCTATGTATAGTACTGAAAAAGAAAAGAGATTAATCCACAACGTACCAATCTATATATAGATGTACATATTAGAATTAATCTCTTTATATTAGTGCTATATGTTTCCCGACAAATAGCAACATGATTATATCATATGTTTTTCTTAAGGTAAAACATTATGAATAATTTAGTAAAGTATTATGACCACAACGAATTTTCATTTATTTCTATGGAGAAATTAGAAGAATTAGAAGATGAATATTATATTGAGTATTCTACTTTTGAAGATTGCTACATCAATAAAGATACTAGCGATTATGGTTATTGTGATAATGACCTTTTAACTAATGATACTATAGAAAATGGTAATTATATCTATTGTGAAGATACAGAAGATTATCAACCAAGCGATTACACTGTTTATCTAACAGATACAGAAACGTATGTATCAAGGGATTATGACTTTCAAAAATGTGATGAATGCGGCGATTATTTCAGTAACGATTATGATATGCATTATAGAAATGGCAATTATTATTGTGATAGTTGTTGGGAAGACATGGATACTATTATCTATGATTATCATAAATATGAAGATGGTTATTACCCACGTTCTCTAGCACGCGAAAGCCCTTTATTTATGGGGTTTGAATTAGAAGTTGATGACGTGCGCGGTGATTGTGAAAGTTTAGCCTCAAGCGTATTAGATGGTGATATGGATAGCACATTACATTGTGAATATGATTGTACAGTTGCTTTTGAGTTTATTTCCCAGCCCTGCACATTGGAATATCACAAGAACCAACATTATAATGACTGGTTTTTTAGTGAATTAGATGGTAATTGTCAATCACACGACGCCGGTACTTGTGGTTTACACGTACACGTTAACAAGTCGTTTTTTGATGAACGCGGTTATAGCAGATTGAAAACAATTCTTTTCTTCTTTAAGGATGAATTATTTCAATTTTCACGCCGTCAACGTTGGGATTGTGGTTATAGCGATTTTGGTGAAAGAATTCATAAAAATAGTGTAACAATGCATAAAGCGAAAAACATTAAACACTATGGACATTCTACTTGGTTTAATGAAAACAATAGTTCTACTTACGAATTTAGACTTTTCCGTGGAACCCTCAAGTATGAAACGTTTATGGCAAGCCTTGAATTAGTTCACAATATTTGTATGATTGCAATGAGTAATACAGATATTATCACATGGGATTTATTGCTAGATGGTGATTATTGTAGAGAATACAGTAATTCACGCAACATTTATTGCGATAATGAATTGAATTTAGGTGAACTAGAAAAGAAAGAAAACGAACTAATGCAAGCAATTAAAAAAGGTTTAGAAGAAAATGTATTTATCAATCTAAATCATGTGTGCGTTGGTGAAATTGTAGGAGATACAATCGTTTTCTATTGCCTCTATAACAATAACGGAGAACTACACAAACGCCGCCAGAACTATATTAATTTATCGGAGTTTGATACATTCGAAACACATGGTTATTACTACTTATGTAATAGAAAAGAACTTTCTAACTTGTTAGGAGGTGAATTCTAATGTGTATTATTGCAATCAAACCAGCTCATCAAAAAATGATAGATGAAACGACACTAGAAACAATGTTTGATACCAACCCCGACGGTGCGGGTTATATGTACGCTTATAACAATAGAGTACATATCAATAAAGGTTTCATGACATTAAAAGAATTGTTAAATAGTCTTGATAAACTAAAAAAGAAAATCAATATAGAAGAAATTCCATTAATTTTGCATTTTCGTATTTCCACTAGTGGGAAAACAGATGGCGCCACTTGCCATCCTTTTCCTGTCACTAGTGACCTAAACGCTTTGCGAAAAACACACGTTATAACCAACTTAGGAATGGCACACAATGGGATTATTAGTGACTTTGAGGAAAAGAAAAGTATCTATAGTGATACACAATTATTTGTGAATAAGTGTGTATCATATCTCTATGATATGAACCCTAAATTCTTACACGATGATAGAACGGAAAAGCTGCTAGAACCTATTATAAATGGTTCACGCCTGGCGTTCTTAGACAGTCACGGCAATATATACCGCTATGGTGATTGGATTGAAAACGATGGTATCTATTATAGTAATGAGGGCTATATCCCATGGCAATCACGATATTATCATTATAACGATGCTTATTATAGTAAGTATTATTATGGTGATGATTATTATTACTATGGCGATGAGGACCAGGAACTAAAAATTTTAGAGAAATTAGAAGCCTATGAAGAAATAAACAGTCATGAAGATATCTGTTATATTCGTACAATGTATGATATAGTAGAAGAAAGCGGCAACACTGAAATTTATGACGTAATGGGAATGTTTGTCAAGGTGGACCCAGTCGCAAGCCGTGCTATTCGTATAGAGGGGGTTGACTAATTGCTTAGATTATTGATTTATTTGTGTTTCTTTCCGTTGTGGTTGATATGGTGGTTTATCAAACTGGTTTTTTACTTCATGACCTGGTTAGAAGTCTGCTTGTTAAGTTTCAACGGTAAAAGAATTATAAAAAGAAGATGGTGACATCTTCTTTTTTAGCGTTCATAAACATTTAAACGTTCATAAGTATTTTAATGATCATGAGCGTTTTAATAATCATAGGTAAATAGGCATTTTAAGCGTTCTAATAGACTTTTATATAATGGTGATATAAATATACCATGACCACATAAATAACGCTTAGAATTGAAATGTGGGCTATCTATATAATGCAGCTCATACACACCAATTTACATACATTACTACAGGGCTTTAAATAGCCCTTTTAAGCGTGTTTAATCATATCGTGATATAATTATCATCTTTCATATAAACGTGTCTTAGAATTGAAATGTAGCCCATTTAAGACTATAGGCGCATGTAATCTATATCATGAGAGTATGCAGCCTATACCAATTCAAGCATAGAAAACACAAAAAAATCTATACACAAGAAAAATGGAAAAAATATGGCAAAATTTCAGATGGCGTACGGCGCCGTCAGAATTTTCACACGCGTGGTGGCAGAATTTTCACGTGCATATGTAAAAAGGTGAGCAAAAAAACGCTCACCTTTTTTTATTTCTCTTCAAAATCTGCATCTATAACAACAGCAGAAATTTCCTTTTCAATCTGTTCAATTGACTTGCTTTCAGAAACCATATGATGAACCTTCACATCCTGGTTATCCCTGTAGCCAAAATTGGATTTCAATAGGAATACAGAAGCGTTCCTGTCCATAGTTCCTTGGAGCGCTCCCTGTTCCAAATTATCTGCCATAAGATTCAGCATCTGTGAGAGAAAAATCGTTGTTTCGTGATTAGGTCTCTCAGCAATCCATCTGTTAACAGTGTCTGGTGAAACTCCAAGGCAGACGCATAGGCCTCTCAAGGTAGGAACTCTGTTGTTTTCATCGCAGTAAGTGAGATATTCATAACTTCTGTTCTTGATTACATCAAAATCGTTGATCGTTGCTCTTTTTAACTTGAGCATCTCTCTTGCACGTGCGACAGGCAGCTTGCTTTCGCCCATCTCATTGTAGTCAAACTTCTTCTTCGCCATTTTTTTACCTCCTAAAAATCGAAATTCCAAAAAAATATTGACAAAATAAATGACCGATGGTCAGATTCAACCCCCTTCCCTCATGTATCACATTCACACATCCCCCCCCGGCAAAAAAATCGCACACACACAAGGGGGATGGGTGGTCTGTATATGAGCAATATGGTATTTTGGTGTTTTTTTGCTCTTCTCTATTCCCTCTATATATATTTACTTTCATATATTCTATATACTATTTACTTATATATAAAATACCAAAACACCACAAATATATAAAAAAGTAAGTAAATATCAATGTTTTTTCAAGTGGTGTTTTCTACTTTACATATGGTGTTTATGGTATTGCAGTGTCGTTTTATGGACTTTTTATTAAATAGTAAGAGACATGTAAAAATATGCCATGTGGTGTTTGTGGTGTTTTAAAACACCATAAGTTGTGTACCCCTCTACTTCTTGACCAAAAACCACTGCTTTCGTATGGACTTTAATTCGCAGTGTGGTGTTTCTGTTCCATCGAAATAGGTAATTGCTCCCTTCAGATTCTTATAGAAGGTGTTTCTACCAGCGACTCTGTATCTGCATTCATCGCACCATTCTTTGTATATCTCATACACTCTGTTTGCTCTCATTGATGTAAGAGTCATGCCGTTATCGACCCAGTCGAACTCGTTGAGGAACTCGATAACATGGTTGCTCTCGATAGCGAACTCGTATTCCAAATCCTTGTCCTCATCTATCTCGCTGAACCTATAACCATTCTCAATCAGTCTGACATAACCACCAATGCTCCACCACAATACTGCAGGCAGCACGTCCTCGCTTGTGAGGAGTGTGTCGATTCCTGGTATCGCTCTGAATACATGGATATCATCCACTCTTGATTCGTCTGTGGTGAATGTGTTGTTGAACTTGTGCTTGGTACCCTCGAACCTTCTGAGCCATCCGCCGTTTGACTTGTTCGCTCTTGGCAGTTCGTTGCAGTCAATGAATATCTTGCATCTAGGCTTGAATTCAATACGTGGCTTGCCCTTCACATCTGTAGATATGACATCGTTTGATGTGATCGCCTTGAAGATAGGCTCTGCCTCCTTGATGTCGCTTGTCGCTTCGTGACAGAAATTTACATACTTGCCTAATAACTGTAACGTGTCGAAGCGCCCACCTAGACGGCTTAATTCTAGAGTGCTGCATAATTTACCGTCACCCAGCAGAGCACTCAATACCTTTGTCAGTACACTCTTTCCGTTGCTTCCGTTTCCGTAGAAGAGGTACGCCTTATCCTGTATGCTGTGTTCCATGAATACCGAGCCGAAGTACTCTGCAAATCGCTTGATCAGCTTCTCGTCACTGCTAGTTGTGCTGCTTAGGAAATCCTCCCAGTCCTGGCTGTATGCATTCTCTCTGTACTCGTAGTTGAGTACATAGTCGTTGAAGTCATCGGGATTGCGCTTTCTAGTGAATCGATAATAGCCGTCAAAAGGATTCTCCGTGAAATAGAGTGTGCCGTTCTTGAGATTAAGACAGTTCACCTGGTTAGGGAGCGTATCATCATATACGATCGTTCTGACCTTGTTCAGTATCGCTGTTTCAAGATTGAATGATACATCGAACATCTCCATGATTCCCTGTCTGATGAGTGCATCATCGCATCTGCTCCAGTACGTGCCGTTGAATCGATAGAAACCGAGTGATGGATTACATCTTAATTTATAGTCATAGTTGGCAATAAACTCATGGGCATATTCATCATTTGTCTTGCCTCTTGTCAGTTCCCTTCGTATTTCCTTCATTTCCTCGCCGTCAGCGCCTAAAAACTCCTTGGCATACTGCAATATGGCTTTCTTCTTAACTCTGCTCATATAAGGACTGTGTGCCTTGTAGACATATTCCATCAGTTCATCCATATCGGACATGGTAGTCTTCAGATACCATAGCGTACCGTCCACCACATGATTATTCAACAACGTGCTAGGTGAGAGGCCGGCGCAGTAGCAGTCGCTCACATCCTTGCCGTACTTCTTAGGAACGTTGACTATATCGAACGGAATATTGTGTTCGAACAGCTGCTTTGCAGTTGATGTTGTGAACTGGACACCTCTTCCGTCATTGTCGTAGCAGATGGCAACACGCTTGAATTTCCTGGCAATCTTGCATAGATACTCCGTCTGCTTGTTAGACAGCCTTGTAGCACTTGAGAGAACTCTGTAGCCTTCCTGGTAGAATGTCAAGAAATCGAACACTCCTTCTGCAATGACGATTGTATCATTGTCGGCATAAGTCTCACTTCTGTTAAGTGTATCAAGACCGTACAGTGTATTCTCCTTGAATGCCTCCTCCAGGTATGGCTTCTTATATTTCACCACATCATATTCGCTTCTGTTTCTAGCGCAGTAGTAGACGCAGCTGTTGTTCTTGAAAATAGGGATGATGATACGTGGTACATCCACCATCTCACCGTTAGGCGATTTCTCCTTGAATACATGACTTCCTATATAAAGGTTATTGATGGTGCTGTCCTTGATTTTTCTTTGATGCAGATATTCTATGTCTTCTTCTGTCAATTCATTGTGCCACTGCAGTATGGCGTTGTTCCATTCTCTATAGTTCTGCTTGTATTCAGTATCATTGAATGCAAGATTGAAACGATGGCACATATCCTTGAACGCCATAGACTTATCGCCATCATACTTTGCATACGCAAGCATGTCTGTAACATCTCCTCCGACACCGTCACTGAACGAGAACCAGGAGTCCTCGCTTACCATGACACTGTTGGGATTATGTCCTTCATGAATAAAAGAGGGGCAGCGATATGTGCCCCCGTTCTTGTGCAGTTCGATGCCCAGTTCTGCAGCGAGTTCAATGCAGTTTATATTCTGTTTTATTTCGTCATACAACCTCATAGTAATCAATGTCCTTTCCTATAAATTCCTTGTATTTCTCCACATCCAGCACATCGCTCAGCTGTATCTCACCCCTGTCGAGCTGCTCTCCGAGCCTTTTGAGCTGTGCCACCTCTCCGTTCTTCGCATAAAGCATATTGTTTGGATAGCATTTCTTTCTGAACAGGAAATACATGGCTCGTCTGTACTGCTTGAAGTCGCAGTCGCTCGCAACCCATACATGATAGTTCATCTTGGCGAAGATATACCAGTACCTTCTGAATGCCTTCTTGTTAAGATAGAAATCAAGCGTATGTCTTGTTACGTTCGGCTCATTAGTGAAGAAGAATTCATTTATCTCATAAATCGTGCCTTCGAAGACGACTTCGTTTGTTGTCTTGTCTACTACTATCCTGTCTCTAGCGAATGTCTGTGTAATAGGCAGTCTCAATTCGTTTCTGATGTAGTTAGGATATGAGCCATACTTCTTCTTGAAGTACAGTTCCTTGACACCTAAGCCCTTGAGTTCCTCGACATACGGTGGTCTATGCTTCTGCTTGTAGAAATCAAGTACGATTTTTCTGTATAGATCACCTCTGTAATCACTCATGACTTATCACCACCTTTCGTATTATCTTATGAATTTTTTTGAAATTCTCTTATTGTCTCTCGACCTGGTATACTGCTCTTGGTAACTCTCTTGCATTTTGAATTGACTGTATGTATCAGAAAAGTGTACCTTTTCGTATCACCTAGTGAATCGGCATCATTATAGTACTTGTTGGAAATCATCACTACATCGTCTATGTCGATTGTTCTTCCTTCGAAATCAAATGTGCCGTGTTCCTTTTTCGGTCTGAACTCTTTAAGGTATCTAAGCATGTCTTTGGCTAAGCGTTCATCATAGAACTTCATCGAATGAATCTGTTTTCCGTTATGATAGAACTTTATCAGCCATGCATCTCCTCTCATATTATAGTCTGCCGATTCCATGAACCACGTAACATTATCCAGGTTTATCAGATAAAAACGATTCTTCAGCGCATAGAACTGCGACGGATTAATTGGATTTCTGAATGTGCACCATACTTCTGCTAGTCTTGCCATTTAAGATTCCCCCTTTCCACATTACCACATAGCATACAGTACAAGCAGCAGCGTGATAGTTATCAGTCCAGCAAGAACGAAGAAATCTCTGTTCGAGTGTTCCAGTTCTTCATGCAGTTTATCGTTCTGCTTCAGCAGTTTTTCGTTGATTTTCTGCATATTGTCAATTACTTTTGTCAGTTCTTCATTGTCCATCTTTTACATCTCCTTTGACTATATCCTTATCCAGCGCAGTACAGATATAGCGATAACTGCGCCTTATCATTTCGAAATTTATCATATCGTTTATTAACGATTTATATAAATCCGGCACTTCATCTTCTAGCCTGTGCATCTCTTCTGTTTCTTCTGTCATATATCCATATAGCAGTTCAAATAATGCCTTCTTTTCTTTTGTTGATAATGGATTTATTTGATTCACCCTGTAGATTAATGACATGTCTGCTCCATCATTTACTAGATTATTTATGATGTTTGTTGCTTCTTCATACATAGGATGCTTGTGTATGAGGTAATTCACTGTCAGATAATACTTATCAGCATTTGATGATAAATCAATGTCACTTTCTTTGTACGCTTTTTCTATTAGATATCTGTACAGAAGGAGTGCTGCGTTGCTCTTTTCTTCTTTTGATAGTATTCTGAATATCATTTGTTTTCTCCTTTATCGATTGCTTTATCGAGTGCTTCCATAATTTCTTCGAAAGTTGGCGTGTTTGATGCAGCACCTCTTTTCTTAGCATGAGAAAAGACATTAAGGTTAACCTGTTTATATTCAGGCCTCATCATATCATCAAGGATAAGATTGCATAGATACTCTAATCTCATTCTTTCATCATTGTAGTAATCCACTTCACACATAGATAAGTACTTAAGCCAGAGATCCTTGTACCATAGCAGCTTGATATCCATTGGCGTTAGTTCACTTTTCTTCTGCATCATTCTATTCCCTCCTGTTCTATAGGATATAGAGTGAGTACAGCGTACTGTTCCTGTGCATACGCTCTATATCCTATTATTCTGTATCTGCTTCTTAGTTCATCGATTGCATCGCTTAGCTGTCTCATTGAATAGTAATCGACTTTCTTGTAAATGTACTCATTCATCATTGACTGATATAATCATTTCTGAACATATTACCCATGATTGCTTCTAGCACATTTACAACGATAGAGTTGCCAGCCTGCTTATAAAGCTGCGTATCTGAATTGACTGCTCGAGCCTTGTTGAAGTCTTCATCATCAAACCCCATGAGTCTCCAGCATTCTCTAGGTGTCAATTTTCTAATTCTGATGTTTTCCATATTACTGTCCTCCGTAATTACTGCCTGTTGAGGGCTGGTGCTGAGGGTGTTTGCCTTGCCCTCACACACTCTTCCTCTTCTTGTATTGCTGTTTGGATAGGCAATATTAATACTGTCTCCAATGGTTGCTTCGGCGAATCCCTTCTTGGTTGCTTCGGCGATTCTGACAATAGGTCTATTATCCATTATTTTCACCTCATGTCCTCCCGATGCTCTCGTTGTAATGGTAGGACACATTCCATCCATTCCATAGATGCGTCGAGATTGTTCATACTTAATGTTTGTGTACTCTGCTACAAGATTACATCGTTTCATTCCTTACGCTCCTCTATTACGCATATCATAGTTTTCAGACCTTCGGGTCTTGTTGTGAGGGTTGGACATATTCCGTTTGTGATCCTTCGATAATTAAACGGAACAATTAAGTCACCAGGTTTGGCATCTGTCCTTCTGACGGTCTCTACTGCCTGGTCATATATTCTCATTCCCATATTATTCCTTTATCATCATAGGACTTTTATAATCACACGCAGTAAGTGTTCTAGCTGCACCATTAGGGTCATAGACAGTGTTACTCTGATGCTGAGTGCCATTCTCTGTTTTCTTAATGTACCCTACTTGCCTCACAATGCCGTCTGTGGGCTTTTTAATCAGTTTAGATGACATTTCATCAGAGAGATAATATCGTTCATCAACATTATCTTCCAATACACTTCTAACGCCTTTTTCTGTAATATGATTAGCGGTGTCTCTTGTTGGAACAGTTGTTACTGTGGTTGCAATCTTTGCTTCTTCTCTCTCTACAGGAGAGAATTTGAATCCGTAGCCTTTTTCCTCATTAATCTGATTCTTCGTAAATCTGCGCTTAACGCATTCACTAGAAAGGAAATACTTTTCATCGATATCTTCAACAGGTTCTAATTTATCCATGAGAACTGTGTCTGACTCAATCGGTGAAGGGAATGTATAGCCTGTGTCGATATCCTTTCGAATGCTTACGCAGAAGACTCTCTCTGTTCTGTGGGATGCCATAATCCACCGCATTAAGAACTTTCCAGTAGTTGTTGTAGCCCAGTTCATCGAGCCATTCGAGCCATCCTTCGAAATCTGGTCTGAATTTCTTTCCTACTAGATTTTTGACATTTTCCATGATCAAATATTTAGGGAGTGCATCATCTGACTGGGCTTGAGCAAGAAGTCTCTGAACTTCATATAATAATCCACTTCTTGTCTCACCCTTTACGATTCCTTTTAACTGACCAGCAAGACTTATATCCTGGCATGGAAATCCGTATGTCCATAAGTCTGCATAATCAAGTCTTTCTACCTTTGAGATGTCACCGTAGTTTCTGGTCTCTCCATAGATTGCGTTATATGACTTGATTGCATATTTATCAATCTCGCTGATGCCCACTACTTCATGTGGGATGCCAAGACGAATCAGAGCCTTTCTGAATGCTCCGATACCAGCAAATAATTCATTAACTGTTAGCATTAAATTCCTCCTTATTTTCCAACGACTTTTGATAATAAGTCTTCGTATAATTTCTTGAACATATCTCTTTCAGCAGTAAGTTGGATTTCCTTCTGCATTGAGGCTAATTCCATATCATTATTAGGTTCTGCATCATTAACAGATACCACCTTTTTCATATCGCTATCTAGAGTGCCCATACCTAGAGAACGTCTTAATCCACGTTCAATTCCTTCCATTTCTTCATCACTGACAGTTCTTACATAAGTACCGATTCTATCCTTTTCAACGGTATGGATAGTTTCGCATAGAGCAGTAGACGGTGTTTTGCAGAACACATCTACATGAGTAGGCATATCTCTCTTGATTTTTGTTGTAAGATAGACAACCTCGACATATTCACTGCCTCTGTTCAAATGATTGTCTGATACGATTACACCAGGTCTTCCTGTTGTATCGTAAGAATAAGAATCGTTGAAATTCTTAGAATATGTAATATAGAAGATATCTCCTCTCTTAACTTCTCTTGTGTTTAAACTATAGTTCATAATAATTCTCCTTTATTTATTCTTTCCAAAAAAATCCAATAGCAATAAGTATGATTGTGCATGTCATAAGCAGAATGCCTATAATATCCATAATTGCGCTATTCATATTACTTGCCTACCTTTGTAATCTTCTTAAGTTCTTCAAATATTTTCGTGATATTCTTTTCACTTGCCCAGGCTTTCTTCACTCCCATGTTTTCATAGAATTCCATAACACCAGAAGCATATGATTGGTTTTGTTTAATACATCTATCGTATTCAGCACGTTTGTTACGTGTATCAGCGTATCTTCCCCATTCACTGACATCGTTCATAGCATCATTAATAGCCATCCATAGAGCCTCTCTCATACCTTGATAGTATCTAAATGAGGCGATATCCCAGTTTTCTAAAATCTTATGTTCTGCTTCCAATTCATCGCAGTACTTTTCTAAAGCCTTAGCATAGCGAAAATCGTTAACGTGTCCATCCCCGAAACGATCCCACTCAATAAACTCTTCTTGCTTAGGTCTTTTATTCATCTTCATTCATCTCCTCTGCGATTAGTTCCATTACTCGGTCATGTAATCGTTGAACCTCATCAAGTATCATGTTTTTCGTTCTTTCCGATGATTTTCGGTGGATAAGCAAGGAAATGTTTTCCTCTTGAAGTTCCTTACACTCCTTGCTTAATTCCTCATAATGTGCTTTTAAAGTTTTATAATCCTTTAAAAGTCTGTTGTAGTCTTTGGCGTGTCTTAATCTTTGCTTCTCGTTTTTATCGACCTGTTCATAATATATCTCTCTTAACTGTTCGTTCACTTTTGACAGATTTTGATAAAGTCTTTCGTAAACTTCACAATCATTTTCAAGTCTTTTGCACTTCTGTTGGAGTGTTTCGCTTTTATTCCAAAGTTTAATCATCTTCTATGTACCCCTCCTCATAAAGTTCGCTGTATAAATTGTTGGATTTGATGACAAGTTCGTTGTAATTTTTGCGCATGTCATCATAATCACTGTGCAATTCTTTATTCTCTTTCTTTAATCTTGCCCAGTCGTAAGAGAGTTCTTCGTGGGCTTTATAAAGATCATCATATTCTTGTTGCAACTTTTCTTTTTCTAATCGCATTTGCTCAATATAGATTTTAGTTGCGTTTTCAACGATACAATTTTGCAAGCCTTCATAATTAAAACCTTTTGGAAATCTGTTACATGCAGTCACTGCAACCGTGTTAAAAATTTCTTTATAAGTCATCTTCAATCACCTCACAATTGCCGAGTACATCTTCGATTGATGTAGGTTCTGAGTCTTCACAATTAATGAACTCAAATAAGTCATTGAACATACTTAAGCGTAAATTAACGTTTTCTTTGTTTGCCCAAACACGATGCTGATTATCCTTGAAAGGTTTTTCGGAATATGCACATAAATTTCCATTTTTAAGTCTTACAAGATATTTAAATTCTGTATTTTCTTTAGCCCACTTAAGAATGTAATACTCAATTTTAGTTAATTTGACAGGCTCTTTATACTCTGATAAAAGCCATTTTAATCTCGCCAATGAGCAATTACTTCTTTCTTTGACCATTCCACATTCAAAACAAGGTCTTCCACCACATTGCCAAAAATCGCCTTCTTCACCTTTGCTAAATGTAAAACTTCCAGCATCTCTCTTTTCGATAAACTTTAGCAATTTATCTCTATACTTTTCTCCGTTAATCATTTTCTAATACTCCACCTTATCTAAAGCATCTTTAATCAATGTAGGTTCTGAATCTTCCCATTTGATAAATTTGAAAAGATTATTGAACGGATCTAACGATCCAAAATCCGATCCATTATCACTTCTAGTCCAATAAACATAGCCAATGTTATCATCAGTTTTTTCTTTGCAAGGCTTATTTTCAAAAACACACAAGCTGTTATCCTGGTCTCTAGCAATCCACTTAAAATGAGTGCAGTTTTCAAGATAATTCAAAATTGTAATTTCTACAAAAGTATCGCTAAAAGTGAAATTCCCCATTTTTCTTGTCCTCCTTAAAAAGTTCGATAGAAGAGATATTTTTTATATTGAGTGTAACCGCTGATATGTTTACTGCACTCATCATATCTGTAATTACAATATCATCTCCTCCAAGAACGAGGAGCCATTGTTTGTCACTCATCACCACACTATTGATATCATCCCACACGCTTTCGATATTCATTCCAGGTTGCTCCACTCTGACTGTGATTCTGTAATGCTTGCCATTGTTTGTACTGATAAGTACGCTATTCATCCTTCTTGTCCTCCTTGCCTAATTTTTTGAAGATATAGTCAACACCTTCTTTGATGCTTTCTGTAGCCTTATCTACGTTTTCATATGTTACGTATTGAGCAACAAGCATCTTATACATTGTTTCTTCAAAAGGAGTAACTATGTACACGCTCGTAATAATGCAAGCAACAATTGATAACTTTTTGAAGGCTCGAATACACGCTTTTATGGTAGAAGCGTTTTTATCGCTACGATAAAAAGAATCTTCAGATTTGAGCCATAATGTTGCTATTCCTATACAAACCAGCATTATGATTGTCATAAAAATAGCAACCGCACTGACTTCTCTTAAACCGTTTAAGACATCAATTAAATAAAAAATCCAAGGATTAATAATCGGCATTTACATCACCCCCAATTCATGTACATACAATCTAGTGGTATGTCTTCTGCTTGTTCTAAAATGCAGTCTTTTATTGAAAGTAATGCATTGAGGGCACTGGGCGTTTCCCTCCAATTATTTCCGGGTATTAACCCAGCATACCCATAAGGGTTATGCGTTAATTCTTTAATTCCTTTGTTTAGGTGTTCTAACGCATGATCGCATCTGTAATATTCACTAGAGTTAAAATTCCAATTCATGCAGCTTCTAAATAATTTTCCTAAGTTGTAACTAGGGGAAGAACGAAATGGATATGCGATTTCTGCATATTTATCACATCCTTCAACCTTTACATAAATGCCGATACTGTAACTCACGTTATCTCACCACCTTTTTAAGCGCTCTTTCCACTTCTCGATTTATTTTGAATTTCTGCCATTCTATGACTTTATCGATATCCAGGTACCCTAGAGAAACCAACTCAACGATACAGATTAAGACATCTGCAACCTCTTCGTGCAGATTACGTTCATATACGCCACGGAACCCATATCTTTTGACTTTTGATATTGCCTGGATTAACTCTGCGCATTCTTCCGATGCAATAGTGAGAGTTAAATCATCGCCATTAATGTGTGCGACTTTATCCAATTCTAAAATTCTGCTTTGTGGGAGTTTTAATAATTCCACCAATCTACTTATTTCTTTATACATTCTTTTCTTCTCCTGTAATGAGTTCTGCATTAGGTAGTCTTTCAATCCATTTGCAGAAATCTTTCCATTCATCCAACTTGTGATTTCTACGAGTTTCATAGATATTCAACAGATTTTCGTAATTCATAGTCACTGTTCTCTTTTGGTTGTAAGAAGAAGGCAGTAATTGAATCATCTGCCACCAGTTATCCTTACTATGGTCTTGGATATAAAGCTGTCTAAAAAAATTCAAACAACTTATGATATCTTTGAATGGCTTATTGAGCACATCATCATTCAAATGTTCGACGCTGAAATCATCCAACGTGAACTCCTTATCGTGAATCTTATGCATAGTACTGCAACTATTCGCTACAGTACCGACTTTATAAGTATCAAACTCTTTCCACCAGTAAAGTGGTGCAGTGATATCGACACTTACAAAGATCTGTCTTAAGAATTTTCTATGACTAGGGCCTGCATGAACTAATCTCTTCATTAGTTCCTTATCTTTTTTACCTAGTAAAACCAGGTCATAATCAACAAAAGTATCACTCTTATCCCAGCTGTTCATAGGGTTTCGCATACCTCTAACAGCATGCTCAAATCCCCAAATATCTGCATATTTTAAAGTAATCATTTAACTTTCCCCCTCTTAAATTGCTACTATCAACGCAACATAAAATGCAATAACTGCCGCAAGGATTCCGGTTGCAGCTCGGTAAATTTCTAGCTGTTCGACCTTATTGGATAGCATCTCTTCTGTGCATCTGAGTTTGTATCTTAATTCATTGATTTCATTGCAGTCTCTTTCACGGCGTTTATAAGAAGAACGTTCCAATTCACGGTAATCTTCCATCAAGTCTTCATAATCTTCATATATTGCATTTAATTGTGTAACTTTGCTTTCGATGCTTTCAGCCTGTCTTTGAAGGTCATCTACAGGCGTTGTTATGTACGACATCAATCTCACCTCTTTTGCTTAATTCTATGTATTTGTCTAAGTACCATCTGGCCTTTTCGATATCTTCTAATCCATTTTTGTTAGCGTGACGATATAGATATTTGAATGCATTACAGATGCAGAAGTTTTTTACTACTTCTACACCTTGTGTCTCTTCCATTACTTCAATGCATTCAAACTTCCCTGTCTCATAATGAGACGGGTGGTTCACACAATCATTCATTCGTGTCCTCCTCTAATTTATATATCTTGAATTTCTTATTTCCCTTAACCGACAGTTTGGTGTAAAAATGGTGCAGAGTTATTCCAAGGTAGTGTGAACATTCTTGAGCATTGCCAACGCAGACGCACATATCATCCACATCATAAATTGCATATTGATTCTTTTTCTTTCTCAATCTCTATGACCTTTTTTATGTCTTCTAAGTTTCTTACGACATATACTCTATGCTTGATTGATTTTAGGAATTTGTGGTAATCCTCTTGAACTTTTCTTAATCTGCTACCTTTTTTATCTGTTTTCATTTCTATCCAAAACACCTCTCCATTATTCTTTAGTACTAATAGATCTGGTGTTCCCTCAATGCCTACTTTTATAGGATTTAAAGTCTTTGTATAATAAGTTCCAACAACCATTCTGTATGGTGTGAAGCCGGCTTCGGACAGTTCCACCATCACCTTATTCTGAATAATATGTTCTAGCTGCATATTCCCTTCAACCTCATTTGGATATGTACCCATGCGACAGAGTAGCCACGTTCTCTAGCGATTCTCATAAGTTCATCACGACTTCTAGCACGGCCTACTTCCATTCTCATTTCCTTTTTCTTTCTGTTTAATTCCTCGACCTCTTGCTCTTTTACCACTCTCAATTTGACATCTTCCATCTGTTTTAATTCTCTGCCCTTTACTTCGTATTCATATCCGCAGTAAGGACACTTATCGGCGGTCTTGAATACCTTGAAGCACTGGGGGCATGTACGGATAGAAAATGACCCATCGTCATTTATCATTTTCTTTTTCTTTGCACCATCCAAAGACCACTCTCTTTCACTCGTTGGGAGACCATGTCTTTGAAAGTTTCCTACATAATCGATGATAACTGCCTTCTTTCCTTCTTTTGGAGTAAGACATCTCATTGACTGCTGAATGTACAGAGCAAGCGACATTGTCGGTCTGAGCAGTAAGCAGCACTCGCAGTCCGGAACTGTAATTCCTTCACTGATCAGTCCTACATTGCATAGTATTTTGAATCTGCCCTGTTTGAAATCGTTCATGACTTTTTCACGTTCACTCGATGGTGTGTGACTGTCTAGATGAACAGCGCTTACACCGTTCGCAATAAACAGGTCTCTAACCTTCTTGCTATGCTCTATAGATACGCAGTAAGCGATGGCTTGCTTGCCATCAGCGAGTTCCTTGTAATACTTGAATATATCGCCGTAGACGCAATTTTTAGTGAATAGGTCTTGTAGTTCACTTGTACGATAATCGCCCCTTACAATCGCCATATCGCTTGTATCGATACCGATATTAGGCGCATAGTAGTCATAATTGCTGATTGCTCCTCGTTCCATTAATTCATTAGCCGTTATTCCCTGTACAATACAGTCGAACAGTGATAATCTATCACCATTCAATCGTGTAGGAGTTGCAGTGAATCCAACTACAAGAACCTTGTAATGCTCGCATACCTTCTTATAGCTGCTTGCTTCACTTAGATGACATTCATCAATGAAAATGACCGATGGTTTTTCACGTTCGTCTAAATGATTGGCTTCTGTAAAGACACTCGCAACTCTAGCATTTGTTATGCTTAACTCATTAAGCAATGCTTTATGCTGCTTCATCAGTTCTTTTCTATGAACCAGTACCAAGCCGTAACCTTTTAGGTTTTTTATCATCTCAGCCATAAGAAACGACTTGCCACTTCGGCAAGGCATCTGAATAAGTATTCCTCTCTTGCCTTGCCTAATGGCTTCTACCGTTTTCATGTATAGGTCTTCTTGATAATCCCTTAACATAATCCTTTAGAATTGGACATCGTCGATTGATGGTGGTGTTAATGACTTTGACTTTGTATTGGCATCGCCAGGTTCCTGCCATGCTGGTAAGTTCATTGCCTGTTTCTTGCTTAAGAAATAATGAACACCTGTACGGTCGCCTCCGTACTGATCCTTCTCTTTTCTTGTCTTTAATGCGCCGACTTTGCCGACCCACTGACTTGCTTCCATGTTCCCTCTAGGGATACCAAAACTGTCGTAAATAGACTGTAGTTTCTGATTTACGATTGATGCATGAGATGCATCAAAAACGAGGTTGTAGAATAGTTTCTGATTATGACCGCTGATATCAAGCATCAGACTGATCATCGGCTTTCCTGTTGATGTTGTTGTTTCTTCTGCCGTGTTGATACGACATCTGTACATACCTTGAGGCAACTCAATAAACTCGTTTTCTACCTCTTCAAATCCCCAATTAATTGCCATTATTTATTTCCTCCTGTACTGAATAAATCTTCCTGTCTGCACGCTTTTCTATCATCGTGCTGATTTTTTGCATAAACATTCTTTGTTGAAAGAAGTCTGATTACTCTTTCACCCGTAGATGTGATTTCTAGATGACCGACCACATCACATAAACCACATACGTTATCCCTGGCACTCTTCTGAATTCTAGGCATGAATGATGTATACTGTTCTCCTGTTGGTGAAGTGACATCCACTAATTCCTGCCATGCCGTTAATAGAATTCTCTTCTGTAATGTTTTTAGGTTTCTGATGATTCTTGCTAAACCGAACTGAAATTTCTGATAGTCTCCCTGTGAAGGAACTCCATCATTTCTTCCAAGCTGGCCATAATAAGATAGGATGCAACTCTGTAATTCGCTCACGTTATCGATTGCGATATTGTCATATTTATCCGTATTGCTTGCTAACCACGCAAGCGCTTCGTTCATGCTGTTCACGATATCGTCTACATCGATATCAATAATTAGAATTCCTTTGGCATTAGGACTGTTCTTTAAGACACCGCTTGTCTTATCGATATCTAAGACAACTGTCTTGCCTGGCAGTTTACCGATTGTTGTAGTTTTTCCATCACCAGGTTTTGCATAAAGCAGACAGGTGAACGCTTCTTTTTCGATGTTATCTGCTGTGTACGTTTTTAAAGCCATTTCTTTTTACCTCCGTTTTCGTTTAATTCTTCGTTTGTTGATGACTTCTTTTCGAAGTCAACTAATGTTTCAGCATCTCCGTTATAGTTGCTGCAGATGCCCGAGAAAGGACAGCCAAGAATAGAACACGCTCTATCATTTCTGTAGAAGAACTTTTCTCTATCGCATCTTTTGATTTCTTTAGCCATGGCAACTAGATTTTTTCTCTGTTCTTCCAGTTCTTCCTTTGTACGACTTACAGTGAATACTCTGATCTTTCTTTCTGTATCTTCGTCATACCATGCTTCACAACGCTCGATGTATTCGTCTAATGTTTCCGTCTTCTTTAGACGGATTGTCGGCTTAGTAATAACCGTATAAGTAACAGGTCTAGTTTCTTCCTTGGCAATCAGATAATTACTTACCTGGTCGTTCATGAAATCAACCTTGTACATATACTCGTCAGTAATGTAGTTGCCTGTTGTCTTGTGTTCGATAAGCCCGTCAACAGACACCGCATCAACTTTTCCTTTCAGATAGATCCCTCTTGCCAATCGATATCTGAACTCCTGTTCAACATCGACAATCTTTGGCAGCTGAGGGAGAATATACTTGATGAATGCTCTTGCCATGGCATCTGTATAGTCATGGCTTTCAGTGAATGAGCCTGTAGTAAGGATTTCTTCTACCTTTGCGTGATAGCTGCTCCCTATCACCAATGCATCATTCTCTTTCTTAGGTTTCAGCAATTCTCTGTATTCAAACCAATATCTTCTTCTACAGTCCTTGAAGTTATTAATCTGACTTGTTGTGACTTCGTAAATCATTTTGTCTACCCCTTTCTTCTCGCTTACTCGTAAGCACCTAGAGCCGTGGGATGGATTTTGGAAAATGATAGGAGAAATGACAAATGCAACAGTCTTGCTCCCACGGCCGTAGATGCTTACGAATCTACTTTTTTATTTATTTGTGTATTTCTTAAACAATGCTTCTATGACCTCGTCTGTTGGACTCATATTCCACTCGGTCATATAAGATATAAATGCCTTCCTAGGTATGTGGACCGTTCTTCGGCCATTCTCTCCTTCTACAACAGAGCCAGGCATTACACCCTGTTGGATTGCATTGATGATGAACTCTCTGCTCTTGTGAGTGAGTTCCATCGCTTCACTGACACTCATGTTCCATTCGTCCATTGTGGTCTCCTTTCCTTGCGTTCGGTATTGCCGTACGCTAGGGTAAAAAAATTAAAATTCTACATCTGTATAAAGGATTTGACGAGTTGGATTCTTTTTGTTGTAGTAATCCACCAAGTTACTGAATGCTCCTAATTCCATTTTTCGTGGTTCTTCTTCCCACTTTTGAAATGTTGGAACAGAGCATTTACACAATTCACTGGCACTTTTTAAAGTTAAGTCAGCACCAACTCTAATTTGTTTGATTGTTAGCATCTACTCACCTCTTTCTTTTTTGAAGTCCGGTACTACCGAACTCATGTCTATACTATACCCCCTACAGCGTACGGTGTCAACATAATTTTTAGCAATTTTTAAATATTTTTTTGCAAACATAAAATTATTTAATTTTTATTAAACGGTTGTCTACACCGGAAACCAATGCTAAAATGATGATGAAGAAAGGAGAGAAAATAAAATGAAAGACGAATATTATAAGGTAGTAGGCGCATTCTTCAAAGAGAAGCGAGCTGTAAAGGGAGTATCTGTCAATGATTCTGCGGTTGCGGTAGATCATGCAAAAACATGGTACTACGATGTTGAAACAGGTAGATGCCGAATATTTCTGAAAGACACCATAGCGTTATGCAAATACTTCAATACAGATTTGAATGAATTACAAGAATACTTAAATAAGCACTATTACAATAAAAAATAAAATAACTAAATATTTAAATAAAAAAAGCATCCTAGCGCCAACTAGGATGCAACGTTTGTAAAAGAAACCAATTGTCGAAGTCCTTCTACGTGTTTAATTATATCATGATTGGCACGTACAAGGCAAAAACAAATAGAAAGGACGTGCCACATTATGGCTAGAAAGACTAGATTTGGGCGCAGACCCAACAATACAGGAACCGTAGTTAAACTATCGGGCAAAAGAAGAACTCCCTTTTGCGCTCGTGTAATGAGCGATGAACGTGACATCATAACAGGAAAAAAGAAACAGATATGCATTGGAACGTTTGCAACTCGTGAAGAGGCACTGAATGCGTTGTCTCTTTATTCTCTAAAGAAATCTAATAGTATTTCAAACGAAGAGGCTAGAAATATTGCTCCTAATTTATTCGATAGAATTGTAGAAAAGACGCAAAGACATGTACCGACTTTTAAAGAAATTTATGATATTCTTTATGAAGAAGAAATTTCAAAACTTTCAAAATCAGCACGTGACGGTTACAGCTCTTGGATAAAAAAATTCGAGCCATTGCACAATCGAGCAATAAACACTATTTCTTTAGCAGACCTCCAATCATTTTTTGATAACACAAAATATGGCAACGGATTACAAGTACATATGAAAGTTTTGTGCTCTAAAATTTTCAAGTACGCAGTGATCCATCAGCATATAAAGCGTGATGATGATTACACATCTTATATAAAAGTCGCTGAATATAAAGAATCAGAAAAACATTATCCGTTCACAATAGAGGAAATAAAGAAATTAAAGGCACTTGACACTTCAGAAGCGCACATCATGCTTATTTATATATATACGGGTTGTCGAGCATCTGAACTGATTAAGATAGACAGGAGCAATATACACATAGATGAATACTGTAATGACGATGGCACTGAAATGCGTATAAGTTACATTGTCACTGGCTCAAAAACTGAAGCTGGAAAAAATCGAGTAATACCGATTCACAACGATATTAAACAGTATGTAATTGATGAATTATTAAGAGACGATAAAAGACTCGTTGACTCATGCTACGGAAATATTGCAAATAAATCAGTATTGCCAAAAATTAACGATGCACTTGGGGCTAAACACACAATGCACGATACTAGAAAGACCTTTGCGACATTGTGTCAGATGAATCATATTGATATTTATGTTAGAAAAAAAGTCTTAGGTCACAAGATGAACGACATCACTTTTGATGTGTACACAAACGAATCAAAAAATATATTGTATAAAGAGATCAATAGGATTAAAATATGAATGAACAGCGATTGAAGTACTCTAAGTGAGCCAATCTGCGAAGCCACTCTATGCAGTGGCTTTTTATGTTACTGATTTGTTACTAATTGAGTGCATATAGCCACTTCGCACTGCTAAAAAATGGCTTAAATAGGTAGTTTTTTACGCTATATCTTTTCATCATCGGAATAATAACTGCTACATAAATAGTGATGACGAAAAATGCGACAAACCCATAAACAATAGGTACA